GTTTGCAGATGAAAATCAATGAATTTTATTTTGGATATGTAGTGTCCAAAGAAAGAAATACTGGGAAGGATAAAACTTTTAAGGTCTTAACTAAACTTATTAAGCAGGAACAAAAGTTTAGAAGACAGGTAAAAGGAAGTATTTTTACTAGAGGGACAAAGCAAGAAGAATTCAAAACTAACATGCCAATTATCAAATTTTTCTCTCAGGCTTTTGGAGAGATTATGGAGAAGAAATTTGGAGAAGATTATAAAAAGAAAATATATAAGGATTTTCTATTCAGTGCATCTAGATCTAGTTTTAGTGAACTTGCAACTCTCAAAGTTTCGGCAAGAGATCATTCAAAAGAAGTGGAAGTACAAGTAGGAGATGAATCTACTGAAGAGATATATCAAAAATTATCAAAAGACTTCCCAGAGGAATTACTCAAAAGACCTTATTGTATGGAATCTATAACCCAAGTGATAAAGAACTATGAAGAAGATACTAATCAGAAAATTGTTCATGTAGTACAATTGGCAAAGTGGTGTTTAGATAAACTGTTACAGAAAGGATATTTTGATTCAGATCAATTTGATAAATCTCAGCATGGTGGAGAGAGAGAGATTCATGTTCTAGAAATGATGGCAAGAATAGTTCAATATTATACTGAGATGGTAGCTAGGATAATCAGTGGATACTTTCCTTCTGAAACTACTATGAATCCGAAGACAAAAGATAGATTTGTTAAAGATCACTATAATAAAGCTAGATCCCTTTTGGGAGAGGAACATTATGTTGTATCTAAATCTGCTGATGCTACTACATGGTGCCAATTCCATCATTCAAGTCATTTTGCCGCAATGTATTCCTCTATACTTCCTGATGAATTAAAACCTTTTGTTTTCTCAGCATTATCATTATGGCCAAGGAAAAGATTATCTTTTCCGTTAAAGCAAGCCTCAAGTCTAGCAGCAAATGTAAAATTGCAAACAGATAATGATGTGTACATGCAATTTAAAGAAGAGTTTGAGTCTGGAAAAGGTATGTTTACTAGGATGAGATCAAATGTAATTGAAATAATTTCCGGGATGTTTCAAGGGATATTACACACTACAAGCTCACTATATCACACCATGATTCAAGAAGTCATGAAAGTTGTAATGTCAGAATTCATAACTAAACAGATGAAGTTAACTCCTGTTATAACAGTATGTCAAGGAAGTGATGATTCTGCATGCATGATAGCACTAAAAGGCAAACCAAATAGAAAATCTCTTCTTAGAGTGAAAAGACTTTTACTGTGGAAAGAAAGAGTATCTCCTTACATGTCTATCTTCTGTAATGAAGCTAAATCATCAATAGGTACTCATGATTTAGTAGAATACAATTCAGAATGGCATGTACGTCACATGATAATAAAGCCAACATTCAGATGGGTGAGTGCATCTATGGAATTAACTGTAACGGAGAGATTTATAGATAGAATGAGAATATTTTACAATATGATTACTGAGTGTTTATCTGGAGGTGCTAGCACTTTGGAATGTTCAATTATACAACACTTCCAAGCTACATTGCATTACATCCTGATGGGCGGAGCATATTCTAGAGAGGATTTAAGAATGGAATATCTTACAAGAATTATGGATAATCCTGAGCCCTTATATGGATTTTTCCCCATGGATGATGATGTGTCATGTGGTATACCTGGTATGGAATTTTTGCTCTATAGACTGTATTTAAATACAAGTTTCGGACATCTCCAGAAAACTCTAGGAGGTTCAGAGGTAGAGGCGGATTTTTCTCCTGAAGATATACCTGGATGGATGAAGAGTAAAGATATGTCTTCAATCAGATTGAAATTTTCCAATATGAAGGTCTTTTATAGAATTGTGGAAAGGATGAATCTTGAACCGTTAGAACAAGCCATAGAGAGTGTTACAAATGACCCGCATATCTTATTTAGCAATGTTAATTCATGGGAAGATGAGCAACACAATCTAGTTCTCAAAGTATTTAGCACTGGTGTAAAAGAATCTGTGTCCAGAAAATCGTCACTAACCAGGATGGCAGCATCATCAGCATATATTTTATCAAATCGGTGCTTTGTAGATAATAATGAAATTTTAACTCCTGATCAGATCAAGAACAAAGCAGGAAATAGACATACACTATTCTATCTTATGAGTAGAGATCATAATAAAATTGTAAATAAAGATCCTTCGGTAAAAAAACTAGATATAGAAAAATTATTTCCCTTCCATAGAGAGTTTAAAAAGTTGGCCCAAGATATAGATAGCCTAAAATATAATAACACTCTAATAGGTCAAACAACTAAACGAACGTCTAAAGTGACAATAGATGTAATAGAGAAACCTGTTGAAGATGTTGACATAATTGACATGTGTAAATATATTTGGTATGGAGTAGGGAGACTACCATTCTCAAGAGGACAAATTAAGTTAAAGTGGAATGTACTGATGACAAAATTTCCATTCTTGAGTGGTAAAGTAGGAAATGAAGGTCTTCTTGAGACTGCATCCAATCTTAAAATGAATGTAGTACAAACTAAAATGTTTCTTGAAAGCATGTCAACAAGATCTAGAAGAATAACATTGTATGATACATCAACTAGGACTGGAAGTTTGAATTATTCTATGAGCAGAATTTATTGGCCTAACAAGAAATTGCTCACTTCATCAGGAGGTATGGATGGTATAGGAAGATTGAGAAGTGACATCTTTTGTATGTTAACCTACTGGTTTGATAATCAAAGGAAACAGAAATTACTAGAACAGAGTCTTAAATACAATAAAGATCTGGAAAAAGATTGGTTAGATTTACCAAGTTCTCAGCACAAACTGAAGATATTTAAGTCTGTTATTGAAAGAGATTCAAATTCAAGAATTCTGCCATGGATAGAGAATACAAAAAGAGGTACATTAGGAACCTTTACTCAGGTCCAAGGAGGGAAAGGTAGGTCCAGGAAGGGGCATGGTTTATGGCAGGGGAAAATTTGTGGTATCAGTGTAACTATGCATATGGATGGAAATTATTGTACAAGAATTGTAGTCCAGTCATTACACGATACTGTTGCTCTGGGTTTACAGTTAAACATTCTTATGAATGAAGCTAGTTTAGAAATGCCTAGTACTGAAATGTTAGAGAAAATATCCACAAACTGTTGGTTGACTTCATCAGGTAGAATAGTTTTAGGAAGAGATAAAGTAGGAGTACCAATTTTTGAGAATGAGAATATGAGATTCAGTTTTGATGATGATTTAGTAACTATGCCTTGGTTTGTAGATATACATCTTCAAAGTGTAAGAGTGAGAGCAAGAAACCCTAAAACCAATGAACTATTCACCATCATGTCTGAAAAATTTACTAGTAGAGACTGGGTACCTAATTGTTCAGATAGCAAATCAGACCCAATGTTTCATAGATGGCAAAGTGGGGAAAGTTGTTCTTTGAGAGCCTTTGAACAAATTTTAGAAGAGTTCATTCCTAACAATAGACATGAATTCATTCATTTCAAGAATGAGTTAGATAGAGGTAGAATTGAGAACTCTTATGGTTGGGATTTCAAATTGCTACAGAAAACTATGAGAAGCAATTTCCTAGGTGCAAGTAATCCAAAAAAACCTGAAATAGATAAAGATTATGAGGTAAATAAAGAGTCACTGATGGATTTTGCAAACATGATGGACACATTCAACTTTGATGATGAAGATGACTTCATAAAAGGTAACATCAATGATTGGGCTGATGAATTTGAAGAAGATAGTAGTTTAGATATGGAAGCACTTGGAGATCTTCAACAAGATCTAGACATAGATCAGACTATCGAAATGTTTCTAGGTCATAGTGATACTACATTTTATGAATTACTGGACTCTGGAGACTTGGAAAGAAATTTTAAGATGCCTTCCATGAATAGGTTTTTTGCTCCTATTGATCATTTAACTCAAATTACTACTAAATCAGACATCAAAACACTTGTGTTCAATAAAACTCCTTGTGAAGGGTTTCTAGGAAGGCTGATAAGTTTTATAGATGGAACTTATTTGTACGGTAGAGATGAAGATACTCTCAAAGAACTGATTGAAATTGAAGATTCCATTAGCAATGTTTCAGTATCAATGTCTAATCCTGTCATGATGGGACAATTAGATTTAGATGAAGTTAGGATTAACATTGCTAATCTTGAAAATCAATATAGTCATGCTGATAATAATAATAATCTAAAAAGAAGATTGAACAGACTAATTCTCATGTATAAATCTAGAGAGGAAGAACTTATGTCTAATGAAGATATGTCTCCTGATGATTTGATATTCCAGAACAGTAACAAAGTATTAGATACACTTAGAAGAAGACTTATGATTGATGGTAAATATCAGATGGATTTAGAGTCGCTAGATGAAGAGTTGAGATCAAGTGTACAAGATACATTAATTCGAGCTCAGGTGATGAGAGATAAAGATATCACGACACAAGAGAAAGAGGAGGTGTCAATTCATTTAGCTAGTGGCAATCTTAGCTTGGCATCTTTGCAAACTATTGCACTAGCATTTGGATATTCAGTTAAGATTAATGGTCAGCAGATCATGAGCAATCTAGATGGTAGTGTTCATGATATTTTTGATATTTCTCTCCCTTAACTTTTGGTTATCAAATATGTATGTTGTAGAATTGCCTAGGG